GGGCTAGAACACAACTTGATGTTATAGATTTTCAATCTCATCACAATTTAAAGGCTGACGGTATCGTTGGACAAGTGACTTACGATGCACTAAACGCTAAAATTATAAAGGAAAGCACACCTGCACCTGTTTCTAACACTTCAGCATTAGACTATGGAGACCTTAAAGTTAATAAAACAATAAGACAACCAGACGTTCAATATATTAAAAAAGAAACTCCTAAAACTCAAATATTTTTGCATTTTACAGCCGGTGGACCTAATGCTAAAAACGTAATAGGTGGTTGGAATGCAGACGAAACAACTGTATCTACAGCTTATGTTATAGATAGAAATACAGGAGAAATCTTTGAATGTTTTGACCCAAAATACTGGTCTTTCCACTTAGGTATTAAAAATACAAATGGAAGATTAGATAAAACTTCTATTGGATTAGAAATATGTTCTTACGGACCTCTTAAAAATACTAATGGTAAATATTATGCTTGGCCAAAAGATTGGAAAACTGAAATATCAGAAACGTCTGTTTATAAATTAACAAAACCGTTCAGGGGATATAATTTCTTTGAGTCTTTCACGGATGCTCAATTGTCTAATGTTGAAAAATTGCTTAAAATTTTAATTAAAAAAAATAATATAAAAGTTCAACCATCGTTTGATGAAACTTGGTTTGAATACAATCAAACTTTAATTGATAAAACTTTACCTGGAATCTGGACACATACAAACGTGAGAAAAGACAAAAGTGATGTTTATCCGGACAAAAGAATTTTAGATATGCTTAACAGATTAGGAAAAGAATTTAATAAATAATGAATAAGGAAAAACATATTTTAAAAGAAGAATTAGAAATGACAAAATCAGAATTGAAAGATTTTGTAAAAAACATTTTTGATACTGAATTGAAAAATAAGTTAAAGGATGGCAAACTTACAGATGAAGATAAAGTAAAAGATATTATAAAAGATTTATTAAAAAAACATTATAGAACTCTTTGGACAAAAGCTAATTATTTTATTGAAGAATTATAAAAATGAATAGAAAAGATTTAATGCGAATAATTGAAGATGAAGTTTCTAAAATTGCAAGAGAGCCAATGCGCGAACCTGCAAAAGAAATACCTCCACAATCTTCTATGAACAAACTTAATCCTGTTTTCAATCCGGTTCTTAAGGATGAAACTGAAATAGATGCGTATTTATTTAAAGCAGGAATGAAAGAAAAATAAATTATAAAATGGAAAACAAAAAAGAAGCACCAAAAGTAACAGCTGCAGAAGTTGCAGATTTAGAAGAAAAATTTAGAAAGGCTATAAGCCCACTGGTAAAATTCGATATTCAAGACAATGGATTTTCTATGAAGTTCTATAATGGAGAAAGTGGAATTGATGCTTCTTGGTCAGGAACTATAATTTTAAAGGCAGATAATTATATAAAATGGAGTTATTCTATGTTGAATGGTGTTTTTATTGAATCTAAATTTAATATTGATGAAAGCAATAAAAATATAATTGCAAATCTATATGACTTTTTTATAGGTTGGAAAGAAGAAATTTCTACCACCATAACTGAGCCGGATATAAATAATAATCCTGAACGCGTCACTAATCCAGATGAGACATCTCCTCAAGATGTAAATCCAGCTCAAAATTTAGCAGGTCCGGAATCTTTAAATGTACCACAGCCTAATGTTGGACAATTAGCAGAAAATGAAAGCTTAATTATTAAAAAAGATAACTCTGTGAGCAGAAAAAATTACAAAAGAGAATCTGTAATAATGGATAGCGCAGAAAGAATGAGAAGGTTAGCTGGATTAAAGTAAAATTAATTCAATTTTAACTTAACCTCTTTTGAATCTTGATGTATTTTTTCAATAAGACTTACAAGTTTATCAGCTTGATTTTCTGAAAAGTTTGTATGATTTATCCAAAACAATTCTAAATCTTTATATATTTCTTCGCTTAAGTGTGGTTTTAGTTTTTTGTAGTTTTCCATTTTGTAAAAATAATTAATTTTTAATTACTTTCCAAGAGATTAATGGATTAGATTCATAATTCAAAGCTTGTCTTAAAATTACAAATTTAAACTTTTTACCATTAGCTAAAGTGTCATTACCTTGGATTTTTATATAATCGCCATCTTTAAGCTTTTGACTTTCACTAGCATCAGTTACTTTAAACAAATCATCTAATTGTCTTTGAACTTTTATTGTTACATCTTGAAAGTTGAAAATAACAGTTTCTCCTGGCTTAGCATCAAAAATACTTTCTTGTGGTTCTTGCGCTTGTGGTTGAGAACCAGATGTTGGTTGTGAACCGGTTGCATTTGTAGCTATTTGTTCTTCTAAAATTTCAAGTTGCTTTAAAATCTTAGATTTTTGACTTTCTAAGGCAAGTTTTTTATCTTGTTTTAGTACTTCATTCTGAATTAAAGAATTAAGTTCGCTTCTTTTTATTTCCATTGACAAGTTGTTTTACCATAAATATCTATAATTAATGAAAATGACTATTGATTTTTACAAAAAAATACGTTTTTTTTGTTAGTATGTCTGTTGATATAAAAAAGTTAAGAACAAATTTTGAAGTTAGATACCCTTTTAATAAGGCTCTAAATGAATTTATTAAGCTTTTACCAAAAGACCAACAACAAACAAAGGTCGATTATATTAAAAAAGAAGATGGGTCTACATTCGAAGATTGGTACAGGGTTGTAAACGAGGCTGGATTATCCAAGATAATAGATTTCATTAAATCCAACAATATGAAATTTAAGTTTACCAATATGGAAATTGAAGATATTGAGAAACTTAAAAATGAATTCAACCAAAGACAAATAAGAGGAGCAGAAGCCTTAAAAGCCAGAGCTAAAGACCTTGATGTTTCTAATTTTGTCATACCAAATATGACAATTCAGCCATATGACTATCAAAAACAAGCTGTATTGTTTTTTGAGAAAGCTGATGGAAAATGTTTACTTGGTGACCAGCCCGGTGTTGGTAAGACATTAAGCGCTATTTCTTATGCTGTAAAAAACAAGCTTAAAACCCTTGTTGTGTGTCCGGCCTCTTTAAAATTAAACTGGAGAAATGAAATTCATAGATTTACAAAGGAAAAGGCGTTTGTTTACAAATATAAGCCCAAAAAACGCTCTACAGAGGTAATTAATACCAAAGATGAGTCTTTGTTCCATATAATAAATTATGAGGCTTTAGAAACCTTTATAAAGCTTAATGTGTCGCACAGATGTACTAATATGCAATGTGGTTGGAAAGATACTAATATAAAGAAAAAATACGATGCTAGTCCTGTTTGTAATAAAAATAAATCTATAAAATCGAGAGTATTAGGAACAGTTTTTCAAGATAAGGATGGTGTTAGTTTAGACCCAAAAAGTTATGACTTAATAGTGTGTGATGAAGCTCATTATTTAAAGAATCCAAAAACAAATAGAACTAAAGTTATTAAAAAGGCTTTTATTGATGTTACTAAAAAATTATTATTGACAGGTACTGCTATCAAAAGTGTTCCATACGAATTTTTTTCTTTACTTAATTTCATAGACCCAGCTGAATGGAAAAGCGCACACCAATTTGGCGTTAGATATTGCGCTGGATTTCAAGATAATTTTGGCTGGGATTATTCCGGAAGTTCAAATTTAGATGAGTTATATTCAAGAATTTCTCCTTATTTTTTAAGAAGATTAAAATCGGACGTTCTTTCTTTTTTGCCTCCTAAGACTTTTACTCATTTACCAATAGAATTAACAGCTGAAGAATATAGAGAATATTCTCAGATAGAAAAAAAAGTTGTTGACGAAAGTGATGAAGAATCTCCTGATGCAGACCATTTATCAAGAATACAACGTTTGAAAATGTTTACTTCTCACATAAAAGCAAGTAGAGGCATTGAACTTGTTCAGGACATTATTGATGGAGATGAAAAAGTGGTGGTTTTTACTGAGTATCTATCAACTGCAGATAAAATAAAGAATCATTTTGGAGATAAGGCCGTTTTGTTTACTGGTAAAAAAACAGCATCTGAAAAACAAGAAGCGGTTGACAAATTTATGAATGATGATTCTGTTAAAATATTTGTTGGTACTATTGGTGCTGCCGGGGTTGGTATCACTCTTACGATTGCCAGTACGGCCGTCTTTATTGACCAACCTTGGACACCATCAGACAGAGAACAGGCAGAAGATAGAATACACAGAGCCTCAACTACTTCCGATAAAGTTCAAATAATAAGATTGATTTGTCAAGATACAATTGATGAAAAAATCATATCTTTGTTACGCGATAAAGAAAAAGTAACTTCAAGAGTTCTAGATGCAACTGTATTAGATAAAAAAATACAAAAATTACAAGGAAGTATATTTAAAGAATTGGTCGCTTTACTTTTAGATAAAAAAACAAAATGATAATATCACCAAAAGAAATAGAAGAATTAAAAATAATAGAGCCAGTAGAAAAAGATTTACGAGAATTTTTGGCTAAATTACATTTTAATTATGGCGGTGGTGAAGTTTTAAGTTTCGAACATATAAAGTCTTTCTTAAAAGAAGGTATGCATAAAGTAGAATCGGCAGATATGTTATCGATATTTATTGACACCGTTAGAACACTAAAACTCACCAATCAAAATATAAATCAAGTTATTGGACTAGATGCAAAATCGATTGTTGATTTACACGATAAAATAACTGCAGAATATGTTAATGGAGAGCTTGATGACCTTAAAGACAGTCAGTATAAAAAAGCTGTAGCGCCATTTTTGGATTTTACTGGAGATTACGAAAATATAAGAATTGAATTAATTTCAACTCTTGAAGAATTAAACACAGAAGGTTCTAGTATGAACCACTGCATAGCAACATATCACGACATTATAACAAACAAGCAATATGTTGGTTTCCGGGTGTTTAATAAAGAAACTAATGAAAGACTTACTCTGGGATGTTATAGACAAGATAATCAATTGATTTTTAATCAATTGAAAGGAAGTTGGAATTCTCCTGCTCAAAAAAGCAGCTGTCTGGCTATTGTAAATTTTTGTAAGCTCAAAAAAATACCAATTTTAACAAATGATGCATTTGATTTAATGCCGGCATTTACTAATTAATTAGTAACATTTTGTGACTTTTTTCGTTTAAAAGTATTGGATAATAATTATGAGCGATAGTACAGAAAAAACATCAAGAATAGAATATCTTAAAAAGCAATTTTCTAAAATTGAAGATGAAACATTTAACAAAATAGTTGATTGCGACCCAACTATTGAAAAAAAATACTCTTCTTGGTTGCTTAATGTTTTTTCAAAATCTAATTTATCACTTTCAGAACTTGGCACAGCTAAAGATGCTCTTGAGTTATATAATTCTTTAAAAAACTCAATACCAGTTCATCTAAGAGATATTAATAAATTTAATAATCTTTCTTCTTTTCTGTTTAATTTAAATCAATGGTTAATACAACGTTTTTCAGAAAATGAAAAAGAAATGTCTTATTTAAAGAATGGTGCTGATGTTATATTTGAAAACGAAGATATTTCTATTCTTAAAATTTTGTCTTATGAAGGTTCTGTTAAATACGGCTCAAACACTTCTTGGTGTACTTTAAAAACAGATAGCTTTTATAGTTATACCAATCAAGGAAATCTTTATATTGTTACTCCTAAAACAAATAAGTATAAAAAATATTTTGGGTCAAAATCACAACTTCATTTTGAAAAAACTGAATTTAGAAATAATAAAAATTCAGCAATAGATTTGGTAAAAATAATTCTTAAGAATATAGAATTATTTGATTGCTTTAAAAAAATATCAAACATAAAAAATTCTACTGTTCATAAGTTTTTTTATTTAGAAGAATGTGAAACAGAAGAAAAAATAGATGCCATTAAACAATATGGGGGCGAGATGCTTGGTTTTTTAAAAGATTTTTCATTACCTTTTATTAATTCTTTATTTGTTGCATTTGGAGATTCTATTTTTAAAGATATACCTCATTCTGAAAACAAACTTATTTCTTATGTTTCTAATGTAGAAAATGGTTTGAAAAAATTAATTATGAATGGCGAAGATGAAGTTTCATCTGCTGTCTTTGTAGCGTCTGTGAATAAATATCCGGAAAACATTTTATTAATGAATTGTGAGGATGAAAAGTTGTGGGAAGATGCTATAATAAAAGAATCGTGGCTTGTAAGTAAAAGTCCGTTCTTTAAAAATTCTGAAAAATTATTAAAGATAATTTTAAAGAATTTTTTGGTTATAAAATATGTAAAAGTGCTTGAAGTATTTTCTTTAGAACAAAGAAAAGATATTGCAAAAAAATTAGTTGATGATTATTGTGAAAATTATTTAAACCTTTTAAAAAAATTAGGAGAATTTGATGAAGATTTTCAAATAATTTTAATTAAAAAAAATCCTGAATGTGTTAAATATTTACTTAATGCAACAAAAAAATCAAAAGATTTATCTTCTAAATTAATACAAGAAAAAGAAGAAAAAATACACAAAGAAAGACTTAAAGAAGAAAAAAGGAGAAGAAAAGAAGAAGAGGATAATATTTGGGGCGGAGTTATAGATGGATATAATAGAGGTGGAAGCTGGAATTACAATGAAATAATTAGATTAGTAAGAGGTAATGGCGACAGACCATACTATGAAGATATAGATGGTAGAACGTTTAGGTCAAAAGAAGAACTTTTGCATTGGCACGAAATAAAAAGAAATAAATATTATAATAACAATAACGAATATTAAATAAAATTATGAAATTAAAAAGTATAAGAAACGGTTTTGCAAACAACTCTTCATCTTCTCACAGTATTATATTTATGGGAGATGAAGGGGACTTTTCTAATCAAGATACTGAAGAAGGAGATAATTTTGGTTGGCAGTATTTTACAGCTGTAAATCAAAAATCTAAAAGAGAATATTTATTTTCTACTCTTTTGAGAAATGGAAATCTTATTGAGTTTATTCCAAGAACTGTATTATCCGAAAAAATTGGATGGATAAATCCAACAAATGAATATAGCGTTAGAAAGAAATATAAAACTGAAAATCTTAATGAAAACCAACAAGCTTATATTGATTTGGCCGAAAAAGTTGAAACCGGAATTAAGTGGGAAACTCTTAAAAAAGAATTTTCAGATGTTTTTGGAGAAGAACTAATTGAAGATTGGAAAAATAGAGAAATGAATGCTGAAAATCGTTGGGATACAGGTATCCCGGACGTTGACCATCAATCTGTTTTAGCGTTACCAGTACATCCTAACGGAAGACTTCATATCCATTTTATAAAACAATTTTTTAAATTTCTAATTGAAAAAAACTTTGCTATTCTTGGCGGAAATGACAATGGAGGCGATGAACATCCATTAGGTGACAGAGATACAGCTTCAAACGACCCAATAGTTAATGAAGTTAAAAAAATATTAGGTATGGTTGGCACATATGGCAATGCTATTTGTGTGTATGATGAATTAAATGATGACTTTATTTTACAATATAATGAAAATGGCAACAAAGTTCGAGTTTCTTTTAACAATAACAATCAAACTAGAAAAAGTTCTTTCCCTGAATTGGTAGATTTGAAAATAACCGATAATTGTGATTATGGTTGTGCGTTTTGTTATCAATCTTCTACTAAAGAAGGAAAGCACGGCGATATTAATAATATTGAAAATATTATAAAAACATTGTCAAATTCTAATGTGATGGAAATTGCTATTGGTGGAGGAGAACCAACTATGCATCCCAATCTTTTGAGAATACTTCAAAACATTAGAAGTAGAAACATAATTGCTTGTTTCACCACTAAAAATTTTGATTTACATACAAGGCCGGATTTTGAAGAAATAATTAAGACTTCAAATTCTATTGCATTTTCTTGTAATTCAAGTGCCGAAATTGAAAAAGTAGAAATTATTCAAGATGCAATTGGTGCACTAGAATTATATTCTAATGAAAAAGCAAAAATTTATATTCAAATGATTCCGGAGCTTATGTCTAATTCAGCTTTTGACAAAGCTTTGACAACCATTTCTAAAATGTATGATGTATCAGTAACATTGCTTGGATATAAGGATTTTGGTTTTGGAGAAAAATATGCTCCAAAAAATAGATTTAAAGATTCATCTTGGATTGATACTGTTAAAAAACACTCCGGAGAATATAAGATAAATTTTGGAATTGATTCTGTTTTAGTTTCAAAATGGAAAGATGCCTTAATTGAAAAAGGAGTAGACCCATTAGCGATGGTTGGTGAAGAAGGAAAATTCAGTTGTTATGTTGATGCCGTTTCTATGACCATTCATAAATCTTCTTTTTCTAAAGATGCCGGAATACAATTAACCGGTGAAGAAGAAACAATTAAAGAACAGTTTGCGACATTTTAATTGTGAGCAGAAGTAAGAAAAATAAAAATCTTTCTGATAAGAAACGATATGGTTTGAAACAGCGCAAAATGAAACCGTACTGTTTAACTGGTGAAAAAAAAATTGACCCAGAATGGTCAAGTTCTAATATTTCTTATGAGAACTATGATAATATTGGTGATGCCAAAAAAGCAAGAGAAGACCGAAAGATTATGAAAAAAACAGAAGTTCATAGTACTAGACAGCAAGCCAAAAAGAAACTTCGTAAAGATTTGGATGATTTAGATTAATGTTTATAACTTTTTTGTTTGATTTAATTTTTATTATTACATTTGTAATCTGAAAATTAAAATTTAAACCAAAATATTATGAAAATTACAGTATCAGAAGCATTAAGACTTAAAAACGAATTAGCGCAAACAATAAAAACGTTGCAATACGAAGCTTTAAGGTCTCCTCTTGGATTAACTAAAGAGGATAGTCAAATTATAAATGACGAAGCTGATAGCAAAAAATTCTCAGAATCTGTTGAACGTTTAACGAAAGCGCTTTCTTTTTCAGAAGAAATAAATTCAAAAATTGCTTCTTTCAATAAAGAGAATAGCATTGATAATAAAGTGCGTTCTATGCAAAATGATAAGTTGTTATTATCAGTTTACGAAACAGCATTACCTCGTACAAAAGCAACTAAAACTACAAAGTTTGAAAACCTTGGAAATGGAAACAGAAAAGCAATCGTCGTAGAATATACGCCAGCAATTACTTCTACTGAAGTGAAAAGCAATATTGCGAAGTTCAAAACAAAATATAGAACTACACAAAACGAAATTGAAAAATTAAATCAAGGTTCAATTGAATTAACATTTTCTCACGCTGACATAGAAGCTCTTGCTTCTTCAGCTGAATAAAAATATTCTCAGGTTAGTACGAAAGGTGCTGGTGACTTTTACCAGATAGGTTTAAGTGACGATACACTTAATTGTTTCAAGGAAGTTTTAGAAGAAACGTCCATAGTTAAAAGTAGCAATACTTTTTTCTACTACCAGAAATGGTTACATAACTCAATCTTATGAAAGATACGAGGCATAGACTCAAAAAGGCCGAAAAAGTAAACTTGTAAATTGTAGAAATGTAAAAACGAAAATCATGGGTTCGACTCCCTGTGTATGAAAAGGGCTATAATTTGGAAAACCTGAGATACCTTATTTAAAGTGGAAAAAAAAGAAATAGTAGTTAAGAGTCGGAAAGAATTCATTGAGTTGTTTAAAAAGTATTTTATTCCTTGGGATTATAAAACGAGAAAAGACAACAGTGAAAAAAGAGGATTAAAAGAAGTAGCTCCTTGGGATTTTTCAGACAATCCTGGTTATGCAATGAATAAATGGACATCATTTGGATGTTTTGATATTGAGACCGGTGATAGCATAAGTGTCGATTTAGAGGAAGAAAAAAAATAAATTTAAATAAATGTAACTTTTTTATAAAGTTTACGTTTAAGATGAAAAAATACGTTCTTTTTAACAATATGGCGAAGTAGCTTAGACGGTAAAGCGTTTTGTTATCTTATAAAATGGATGATGAAAAAGAGCGGGGTTCGAGCACCTGTTTCGCCACAAAAAAAATAATTTAAAAAAAAATTTGGATTTTTAAAAAATCTTTGTATATTTACAAAATAGAAATGAGAACAACTAAATCACATAACCATTTTAATAGCTCGACTTTTAGTAATAAAAGCCGCCTGGGTGTGAATTGTCCTTGTTTGATTTAAGAAATTTAATAAAACATACTGCAACACACCCGGACTTAACAAAGTGCCGGGTTTTTTGTTTTATGTAAGTTCTTTAAAATAATTGTAGATGTAGCTCAGTTGGTAGAGCATCGGCCTGAAGAGCCGAGTGTCGCAAGTTCGAATCTTGCCGTTTACACAAAATGGAAGCATAGCTCAGTGCGTTAGAGCACTCGCCTGAAGAGCGAGGGGTCAGTGGTTCGAATCCACTTGTTTCCACTTAACTGAACAAGAGTAAAATCTTGCCGAAGTTCTGTCAACCCGCCCAATTAGGGCGAATGGAAGAGTTAATAGGCAAATTGGAGAGTGCCGTACATGGAGTACAAATAGTCTTGAAAACTATGGAGTCGGTGTGAACTGGTTGGGGGTCGGGTCCTCCACTCTCCTCAGAATATGTTCTTTGATTTATTGTTAATTATATTAATTATTATATTGATATATTCTTGACTTGTATTTTTTTTAAAATATTTTTGTCTAGAAGTATCTATAATACAAAGTGAAATGTTTTTTTCAGCACAAGCTTGAAATTTACGCTGGTCATTATTTTGAATGGAATTTAATTTTTCTTCTCCATATATTGATTCATAATGAAATATACCATTTAATTCAAATGCTAATTTCATTGAAGGAATATAGATATCTAATTCAGAGTTAATTGCTTCTTTTTTGTTATAATCTATATGTAAGTCTGGATACAAAATGGTTAATTGTTCTTCGATATATGTTTCTAATTTTGAACGACGTGTACCGTGTGTTTTGTGAGTGTTATTATAAAATCCAGCACAAGATAAAGAACAAAAATTATTTGAACATTTTTTTATTTGACTTATTCTTTTGTTGAAAATTTTGTTGCAATTTTTGCAACTCACACTTAAAGATGTCTTTTTTGTAGTGGCAACACATTTTTGAGAACAAAATTGACTAGTTCCTTTTCTTTTTTTTAAAGAGTCATTGATAACTCTTTTCAAAACAAAAAATGTGTTATTACAAGCATAACATTTTAAAGGAAGTTTTTCATTTGATTTAGCAATTTTAAATTGCAATTTTGTATATAATGGTTTCATAACAATAAATATGAATAGAATTTCAAAATTCGATTCATAATACTTACGCAACTAGGAGGGTGGGCAGGCCGGTAATGCAGCAGTTTGCTAAACTGTACAAGGTAACACTTGAACTGATTCGATTTCAGTACTCTCCGCAACACAGTAAGATGGCCGAGGGGTTTAAGGCGCACGCTTGGAAAGCGTGTATACAGAAATGTATCATGAGTTCGAATCTCATTCTTACTGCAAACAAATAAAATAAAAAAATGAATAAATACGAACGGCTCAAAGAAGAGCTGAAAACAAAAGGTGAAGGAAAAATGAAAGGATTTGGCAATTCGATGATGCCAATTATAAAATCCGGTTCATTGTTAACATTCAAAACTGCAGAAACATATGACATAGGTGATATAGTGTTTTGCAAAGTAAAAGGAAGAATGATTGATGCTCATAAAATTACCAAAGTAGATGCAAGTGGTAGATTTATGATAGCAAACAACAAAGGGTTTGAAAATGGTTGGACTAGACAAATTTTTGGAAAAGTAGTTCACATTGAAGAACCAAAAAAATAAACTGGGAAATTAGCTATTAATGCAAGAGCGGTCCGTTGTTAGCGGAAGGGTTGGGGGTTCGAGTCCCTCATTTCCCGCCAGAAAAATAAAAATTCATCTTTGGCCGAGTGGACGATGGCAATAGACTGTTAATCTATCAAGAGAAATCTTCGTCACAGGTTCGAATCCTGTAGGGTGAGCAAAAAGTTCTTTGAAAATAAAAAAATGACCTATTTATTAACAAAATAAGTTAATATGAAAGTCATAAACAAGAAAAAAACAGATGTTGAGTTAATAAAAAAAATAAATATTTTTTATCAAACTCATTCTCTTAAAGAAACTGCTTCTTTTTTTAAAGTTGGTAAGACAACAATAAAAAAGTATTGCAAAAAAAGAATCTATCTTTCAGAAGAAGATAGAAAAAAAAATGCAGTTAAAGCAGTTGTTAAAAGAAGAAAAAAAATAAAAGAAATGGCTGTTGAATATAAGGGTGGAAAATGCATAGAATGTGGATACAAAAAATATATTGGAGCATTGGAATTTCATCATTTAAATACAGCTAAAAAAGATTTTAATTTGTCTAACAAAGGTCATTGCAGAGCTTGGGAGATAGTAAAAAAAGAATTAGATAAATGTGTATTAGTTTGTTCAAATTGTCATAAAGAAATACACGCTGGAATAATAACCATCTAAAAGAGAAATGCGGTGTAGCTACTCATTTTTCAGAGTGGTCAAACGCAGGTTCGAATCCTGTTTAGATGGGCAAAGTTTTAAAATTTGTACTTTAAACAAATTTAATATATGGCGGTTATAGCTCAGTTGGTTTTAGAGCGTGAGATTGTGGCTCTCAAGGTCGCCGGTTCGAGACCGGTTAATCGCCCTTTAGTTCTTTGAAATGTTTGAAAAGTTATTATTAATCATTTTTATAATGATTTTTAAAAATTTATTGGCTTTTTTTTCTTTAAAATAAGAAAGAGAAGAAGTGTCTATAGTGCAAAAAGAAATTTTATTTTCAATACAAGCTTGTAATTTTCTTTTATCATTATTTTGTGTTTGGGATAATTTTTTTTCTCCAAATATTGGCTCATAATGAAAAACGCCATTTAATTCTATTGCTAATTTTAAAGATGGAATATAAATATCAAGTTCAGAGTTAATTGCTTCTTTTTTGTTGTAATCTATGTGTAAACTTGGATATAAAATAGTTAATTGCTCTTCTATGTATTTTTCGAGTTTAGAACGACGTACTCCATAACTTTTATTTATATTATTATAAGATGCAGAACAAGAACGAGAACAAAAATGATTTATTGATTTTTTAAATTCACTATTTGATTTTAAAAAAATATTATTACAATAATGACATTTAATTTCAATTTTTTTATTTTTGTCTGTACGAGCACAGTATATACTACAATATTTAAGTTTTACATTTTTATGATTATTAATAACTTTTCTAATTTCTTTTGGAATTGCATAAAATACAGATTCACAATGATAACACTGGCATGGAAGTTTATCATTTGATTTTGCATTTAGTAGGTCTTTTTGAGTAAATAATGGTTTCATATTAATAAATATGAATTTAAAATTTCAAAACCTTACTTCTACCCAAAAGAAATAACATTTATATAGAAATTGATTGAATTTTAAAAAAATAAATTAATTGTGATGGAATTAAGTATTGAAAAACAAAGTAAAGGTGTAAGAATAATCACCGGTCAAGAAGCAAAAAATAGAAGAAAGGTCTTGAACGAAATGATTATTTTGGCTGAGGAAAAAGGATTTGGAGAAGTAATTCTTCCAAGTGTTGAACCTCAGTCCATCTATACTGAAAAAGCTGGAGAAGAAATTCTTGGACAGATGTACACTTTCAAAGATAAAGGAGAAAGAGAAATTTGTTTAAGACCAGAAGGAACGGCAACAGTACAGTTAATTGCAAACAAATATTGGAAGAATCAAAAAGATGTGAAGTTGTGGTATTTTGAAAGATGTTGGAGATATGAAAGGCCACAAGCCGGAAGATATAGAGAATTTTTTCAATTTGGTGTCGAATGGATTAATCCAAGAGATGTTGAACAAACAAAAAAAGAATTAATTGACTTGTCAAAAAAAATGGTTGAAATTGTAACAAACGAGTATGAAGTAAATGAAAGTGTAAAAAGAGGATTGAGTTATTATATCGCTGAAGGATTTGAAATTTCAATTCCATCTTTAGGTGCACAAAAACAAGTTGTTGGTGCAGGTCAATATAAAGAAGGAATCGGATTTGCAGTAGGATTTGATAGAATAATGTTAAAGTATAAAGAATAAAATGTCGTCATAGTTCATTTGGGAGAACACTTCCTTGGTAAGGAAGAGGTGGCCGGGTCGAAGCCGGCTGACGACTCAAAAAAAGCAAACAAAATGAAAACAACAGTAGAATTCAGAAAAAACTTTCTTGTCAATAGAGACGAGACAGGTAGATTTTTTGTGACATCGTATAGAACTAAAAAAATATACTTTGTTGAACCAATAGGTCCGGATAGAACTGCAGATTGGGGAAGTTATAATCCCGGCACAGGAAATATTGAAAATAAAAAAGGTAATGGTAAATTCAGAGGTTCTATTGATGAAAAAGATTCATTAATAACCAAAGAAAATGGATTTGATAAAATTTATTATTCAGGCATTGGAGGTTCTCCGATGAGTGTAATAGATGAATTGGATTCAAAACATCCTACTATTACTGAAGGATAATAAATAATTTTAAAACAATATAAAAAATAAATAAAATGTTAGTAGTAACAGCAATCGTAACAAAAAAGAAAAAGAAACCTTGGACACAAGGGACGATTGCGTATTGACTTTATTTTATAAAAGTTATATAAGCCTGAGTCTCATTGTAGATTCAGGCTTTTTTATTTGTATTAATTTAAGAACATTGACTCTGTTCGCTTAGTTGGCCGAAAGTACTAGACTTTTAATCTAGAGAACGTAAGTTCCGTCGCAAGTTCGAATCTTGCCAGGGTCACAAATGTTGGTTATTATCCACAAAAGGATATTAATTGTGGGAAATATCCAACATTTAAAAAAAATGCGTTCGTAGCTCAGCAGGTAGATGCAACTGGCTTTTAACCAGTGGGTCGGGGTTCGATTCCCTCCGGGCGCACAACATTATAAATTCTCCCGTAGCAAACTGGCGGTAGGCAATAGGTTTTTACCCTATGAGGCTTGGTTCGACTCCAAGCGGGAGAACGCATAATGTTCATTATTATGAACACGTCTATACGTGAGATGTTTAAAATAGTGAACATTATGAATGCCTCTATAGCTTAATGGTAGAGCTCGCGGCTTTTAACCGTGAGACCCAAGTTCGATTCTTGGTAGGGGCACTTAAGCATTCGTAGCAAAATTTGGTATTGCTCCTGTCTCTTAAACAGGCAAAAAATGGGTTCGATTCCCATCGGGTGCACTAAAATTAAATTTAGTATATTTGTTATATGAAAAAAGAGCGTCTTAAATATGGTATGTTTACTGAAGGTGAGCTTGGATTTTTGTTGGAAAATTTAAAGAGAGGAAAATTAATTGAAGAAAAAGAAAGAATAGAAATACAAAATGTAGAAGAAAATATTTTAACTAAATCTATAGGTGGTGTTTTCTACAAATATAAAAATGAAGCAAACAACAAAAATACTGAACAAAGGTTAAAAATTTTAAAAGCGATAAAGGAATCAGATGATTTTGCTATAGAATTTTATGGAGATTATGATGATTACGGATGTAGCTCTTGTACTTTAATTACTTATACAATAACTCGTGAACCACATAAAATTTATATAGAAAGACTCAAAAAAGAAGGTCGAGAATTAATTAATGCCGAAAAAATAAGATTAAGGAAAGTTAGTAAATTAGAAGCAAGAAAAGTTTTAACAGAAAAAAACAAAAAAAGAAAGGTTGGAAGACCTAAAAAAGAAACTGTTGCTAATATAATAGCTGAAGAAATGAGGAGATTTCGTGTTCCATACAATAGATTTCGTATGGTTTAATTTATTTTTTCTTAGGTATTCTAAATCTCAAAAGGGGTTTTCCATTAATTGTAATATCCCCTTTTTCGTTTTCGCCAATATCTTTTACTATTATTTTTTTATTTTTGAATTTGCCACCAAGAATTTCATCACCAACATTAATCGGAATTTTAATATCTTCAAAAAGAATATCTCTAATAAATTGTCTTATTTTATTTTCCATTATCCTATAAAATATTTATTGCCTTGCATAGCAGAAATATTATGATTTTTATCTTGTAAGTTAAATTTCTGTATTATTTGACTTATTTCATCAGGAGTTTTGTTGATAAAATCGATTAAAAAACCATATTGAAAAGTTTTAGAAAAAGCGTAATCAACTCCATCTGTTAAGCCAATATTTGATAGTAGAGCTTTTAAAACATCCGGATTAGAATCTTCAACAGATTCATTTATGTGAGTTGGTTTAACGTTCATTCCTTTTTTGTTTACCAATGAAATTCCAGCGCCTTCATTTTTTCTACCGCCTTTTAAGGAATTTGGAAAATTTTTTGGCTTAGCATTTTGTCCATGACCAGATGCTAAAGAACGACCTATTTCTTCCTCTATCCCATCCTCAATGTTAAATCCTCTGTTTTTAAGTTCATCTTTTAAAGCGTTCATAACAGTTGAATGTTGTAAGGCGTGTTTTTGAGTGAACAAATCTAAAAATTCTTTATTTGTGTATTGTTTTGTTTTATCCATTAATTTTTCCAAACCATCAGCATATTTTGTAACGAAATAGTTTTCATCTAAATTTTCTTCATTTACTTTATTGGCATCTTTTAAGTCTTTAAACATTTTATGCTTGTCCAAATTCTTTTCAAACTTACTTTGTCCAAGGTCTACAAATTTTTCACCGGCAGCCTCAATATCTCTTCTTGCTACATCTTTAGCAGAACCTTCAAACTCATCTTCTTCAAATTCTCTTAAAGGCATTTGTGATTTTAAATTTGTTATTTTTTTTTCAATATTGGCTAATTCTTCACCAGTTTTACCTATTTTTTCTAAATTTAACTTTCTAATTTCTTTTACTGCTTCTTCATGTTTAAAAATATATCCATTTGAATGATTTCTATCCCCTATTCCTACTCCTGTTTCATTTAAAGAACCACTGCCAAATCTTTTTAATTGATTAATTTGTTTTTCAATTCTTGCTAAATTTTTGCCGGTTTTACCTTGTTTAGCGTTTTCTAAATCTTTAAGCATACCATCAACACTTAAATCTTTTTCAAATTTGCTTTTGCCAAGGTCTACAAATTCTTCTCCAGATTTTTTTATGTCGTCCATAGCAGCTTTTCTGGCTGCGCCCATCATTTCTTTTGAATCAAAACCTGTCCAGATTCCTAAATTATCACGGTTTTCGAAAATGTATTTTCTAACGGCTTTTATAATGTCTTTTTTGTTCATTGGGTTATTATTTGAAATAAATAGATAAAAAAAGCATTAAAAACATTTTAAAATGTAACACAAAATCACTAATTTCGTTTAAACACTAATAATGAAAATAGGACTTTTTTTCGGTTCATTTAATCCGGTACATATCGGCCATATGATTTTAGCTAATTATATGCTTGAATATACTGACCTTGAACAAATCTGGTTCATTGTTTCTCCTCAAAATCCATTTAAAAATAAATCAATTTTGCTTGATGAAAATCACAGATATGATATGGTTAACATTGCTATTGGTAACAATGAAAAAATGATAGCCAGCAAAATAGAATTTGATTTAAAACAACCATCTTATACCATTGATACATTAACGCTTTTAAAAAAACAATATCCGGATAATGAATTTGTAATCATTATGGGTACTGATAATCTAGAAGGGTTTAAAAAATGGAAAAGCTCTGATTTTATTCTTGAAAACTATAATATTTATGCTTACTCTCGGCCAGACAATGACGGTGGCGAATTAAAAAGCCACAAAAATGTAAAAATCTACAATACAAATATGGTTGATTTGTCTTCAACTTTCCTTCGACAAGCAATCAAAGAAAATAAAGACATCAGATATATGTTGCCGTTCGGAGTTCTGGAATATATCAATAAAATGGGATTTTACAAATGAAAAAAAGTAAAAAATTCTGGACAAAATTTAAGGAAAAAGATGAAGAAATTTTTCTCTCATTAGAAGATGCTAATAGGTTTTTAAATGAACAAAAAAAAATTACTGCTGTAAATTTGTTTCCGTTTAATATTCAATTGGATTTTATAACGAATTCTAATTATACAGATAGAGAAAAGAAAAGAATTAATATTCGTACAAAAGGAAAAATTGTAAGTTTAATAGGACTTTATTCAAAAATTAATTCAATTTCTTTAAAAGGCAGTGGTAAATATACAAGTTGTGCAGTTGGTGATTTTTTAATAGCAAAAAAAATTTGCAAGAAACAGAGAGGACATTATGACAATTTGTATTATGAAATTTTTGATAAAAAATTATTTGATTTTTTTGAAGGTAGAGGGTATAAAAAAGAATTTTTAGAACAACATCAACCATATAGAGTATCATTTACAAAACCCATCAATAACGAAGAAGAGGCTAATCAAAATTATGATGACATATATAACTTTGATAGAACATACAATTCTAAAAATATTTCATCCAGAAATATTATTTTTGAAAAAATAAGTAAATTATAAAATTTTATTTATCTTATAATCAGTTAGTTACAATTTATTTTAAAAATAAATTTGTTTTTTATGAAACAATAATTGTATCTTTGCGTATAAGAATTTGTGGAAAAATATTTTTTCTACTATTTATAAAAACAAAAATTAGAAATTTTCAATGAAACAAAGGTTAACATACACGAAAACAAGTACCATTTGGCCGGTTATGCCGACAGTGGGGACTGTGTGTATTATTGCCGGTGATTATAGCCGCGATAATATGGGTGTGTTAAAGCATTTTGTTTCATGATAAGATAAAAACTTAAAAGGGACAAATTAACACACCCGGACTCAAAAAGGTTCGGGTTTTTTATTGCCCAAAAAATAAAAGTCGAGCAATGACTTAAAAGTTTGCATCGTTTTTTGACATATTGATAACAAAAAAATTGTAGAAAACAACAATCTGTTTAATTACAGATTGTTGTTTAAACTACAAAATAAGCAGAAGTCGTATAATGGCTAATTATAATACCTTGCCAAGGTATGGACGGGAGTTCGATTCTCCTCTTCTGCTCATAATAAAATGGCGTGGTAGCTCAGTTGGTTTAGAGCGTTGGATTCATAACCCAAAGGTCGTTGGTTCAAATCCAACCTTCGCTTCAAATCTGAAATTAAAAAATTGTACAGTTTTTTAAAAGTAAGAACCGTGAGCCGGTCGGTATATAAAGAATGGTAAGAACACAGAGTAGATTAATTACCTACAAAAATGTTTTTGCAGTATCTGGCTAAACATTCGGCCTCTTAGCTCAATTGCGAAGAGTGTCTGGTTTACATCCAGAAGGTTGGCGGTTCGAGTCCGCCAGAGGCTACAAAAAATGGACGCTTAGCTCAGTTGGTTCAGAGCATCCGCCTTACAAGCGGAGGGTCACTAGTTCGAATCTAGTAGTGTCTACAATAAATGAATAAATACTTTCAAACTTACAGATGACAGGCTTGGTGCCGGTAAGGTCTCCAAAACCTCTACGAGTTGTTTCGATTACAACCATCTGTGCGAATCTTTTTGTTTTTGTTCGAACTTTGGTTTTTTATTTCTATTTAAATAAAAAACATTATGAAAGAGCAAATTTTAAAATTAAAAAGTGAAGGAAAAAGTTATGGAGAAATAAAAAAAATATTAAAATGTTCTAAAGGAACAATTTCTTATCACTGTGGCAAAGGACAAAAAGAAAAAACTAAAAACAGAATTAGAAAAAGACGAAAAAACATTTTATTGCAGAAAGTGGAAACTTTTAAAAATAAAAAAAACAAAAAAGAGTCTGTAAGAAAATTTCAAAAAAGGAATAATATTTTAAAAACAAAAATTGATTCTAAAATTAATACAACATTTACTTGGAATGATGTTTTGAACAAATTTGGAAAAGAAACTATTTGTTATTTATCTGGTGAAAAAATAAATTTGTTTGAAAACAATTATAGTCTTGACCACATAACACCGCCAAGCAAAGGAGGAGATAATAGTCTAAGTAATTTAGGTATTTTACATAGAAAAGTAAATTCAATTAAAACAGATTTGACGGTAGAAGAATTAATACAGTGGTGTAAAAAAATATTAGAACATAATAATTATAAAGTTGAAAATACACTGGAGTGTAACCGGTAAATGAGTAGCCGCGTGGTCTGTAAAACCATTCCTTCCGAGGACTGGCAGTTCGAGTCTGCCCACTCCAACAAATGCAATTCTGCTTACATTGTATATTATAAAAAAACAAAGTAAGTCCAAAGTAAATCTTGATAATAAGGTTCAAGAGAATTGTATCACATTAAAAAACATTGCGGGATAGAGCAGGGGTAGCTCGCCAGGCTCATAACCTGGAGGTCAGGTGTTCGAATCACTTTCCCGCTACATTGAATCTGAGTTTAAAAATTTAATCAGTATAATCTTTAAATTTTATAAGCAGGTGACGCATAAGTGGTGGTGCACTAGACTTCCAATCTAGAACAGAGCCGGTTCGATACCGGTTGCCTGCTCCAAAATAAAAAAAAAAAAAGTAAAATGAAAAATTGAATTGATTGAATTGTTTATAATGCATTAATATGTTTGTCTTTGATGTATATTTTAAATAATAAAAATGTGAAGTGTCGTATTTATGAAGACGATTTTGAAACAACAGTACATGATTTAAATAATAATATACGTCGTAGAACTTTAATGACAAACAGTAATAAAATTATTATTAAGTTAAGTAGTAAATAAAATTATGACGAAGTGTGGCGCTGATACTTGCGCAAGTATCGAATCGGCTAAAACCGAGCTTCGTCTCCAATTAAAAATAGAGTAGTAGAGGAAATGGCGTCTCGCCTCATTTGGGATGAGGAGATTAATGCGGGTTCGAGCCCCGTCTACTCTACACAAAAAGTAGAACAAAAAGAGAAGACAATAGGCATACAGTCCCATTGGTTAGAATTCTGAACGGAAGTTACAAAAGTAAAATCCACAGCAACAACGCAAAAGGCTATAAAAAGCAGTTGATTGAAAGTATCAACAGGTTGTGGTGATGAAATTGTAATAAGTAATTCAGAAACTGTATGATGAAGTTCAACGATTATGTTTTATAAGTATGTCGCATGAAATATTAATTAGTGTAGCTCAGGTGGCAGAGTGTCGGTCAGCAATTTGCGTTTCCAAACCGAAGGTCGCGAGTTCGAATCTCGTCATTGATTAATAAGAGTAGTGTGTTATCGGGGTGTAGCTCAGTGTGAAGAGCGGGCGGTTTGGGACCGTCAGGCCGGGAGTTCGATTCTCCCTACCCCGACTGCGGTGGAAATATGGGTTCGAGTCCCATTGCATCAGCGAAAGCCGATGTATCGTCTAAGGGTAGGACGCCGCCACGTTTACAATGTAGGTTTCAAAGCCGAACAACGAGGCGTCGTGTCACGCCTACAATGCTAAAGCAAGAGATTGTAAAGTAAAAAGAAAAAAAGTTTCTGGAATAAAAAAACTTCCCAAGTCCTTGGGTGTTTGTGAAGACAAGCAGTAAAAAGTCCAGGCATTTAGTACCTTAGCTCAGTTGGTAAGAGCGCGAAACTGATAATTTCGAGGTCACTGGGTCGGGACCAGTAGGTACTACATCCGATTGATTCATCACCTAAAAAGTGATATGGTTGCAACCATATAGCTCAAGTAAGAGCGTTGGACGTTATTAAAAGAATAAGTTACTAATAATTGTAGGTGAGAAAAAGACGTGTTGTTAATCTACCCAATTGACAATGTTTAAAAAACGTTGACCCTATGAAAAAAAACTTTGTTAGAAGTTGAAAAATGTATTAATTTTTTTTATCAGTGTCACAGCACTGGTTCGCGAAAAAGGAGTTGATATAAAACATTTTTTCAAATAGACAAAGAGACAATGTTAGAAATGTTTATGTTCTCAAACAATCAAACACGAAGCTAAGTGTTGGAGCAAATGTACTGACATACATTCTCCTTGATGCGTTAAGAAAAAAACAGAAAATATCACTAGCAAAATGATATCTTATTTTTTAAAATTGGTTTATGGGGCTGTTAGGATGGCCGTCACCCTGTCACGGTGTACAAACAATTGGATTCGAATTCCAAATAGACCGCTGGGCTGTAATTGGTCAGCACTATCAAAATCCAACGTTGGAGAACGTAAAACTCAAATGGTGGCGTAGTTCAGCAGCGTTAGAATGCTCCCCTGTCACGGGAGAGGTCGCCGGTTCGAGTCCGGTCGTCACCGCCAAAGTTTTAATAATTTTCTTTATAAATTATAATATGGGGCATGGGACTGCTAGGGTTGGTCACTTCATTTGCAATGAAGAAGTCAGGTGAATTCGAATTTCACACGCTCCACATATGGGGGACGCAGTAAAGATGTATTACTGTAAGATGTGCTGTCAACATAACAGTACCCTCCACCAACTAAAAGGGGTCTTAGCTCATTTGGCTTAGAGCGCCTGCCTTGCAAGCAGGAGGTGACCGGTTCGATGCCGGTAGATTCCACACAAGCTTCTTACGCACGAATGGTGGTGCACCGCACTTGTAATGCGGAATAGACTCAGTTCGATTCTGGGAAGGAGCTCAAAAAGTAAAATCCAAGAGAACTTGTCGCTGGCACATAGTGTTAGAGGAAGTTCGCAGCTACATCGCTTAATTTGGAAGACCTAATAAGTCGTTATACCAAAGAGGTAGCAATCCAAACAGACTGAGATGGTGAGCGAATTTATGAGGTCGGGTTGGAGCAGTCACTATTGAGTGACCATTGAAAAATGAGATAAATGACAAGTTTAAAACAAAACTGCGGCTAAGCTCAGGATTTTTAATAAACCGACATCTATTAATTAATGTCGGTTTATTTTTATTTTGACATATTTATTCATAAAAATAACAAATGAATAATATTGTAGAATGGAAACAGTTTAGAAACTATAATTATGAAGTTTCATCAGAAGGAGAAATACGAAATAAAATTACTAATAGAATCTTAAAACAAAGGCAACAAAAAGAGGGCTATAAATTAATTGATATTAAAGTTAATAAAGAAAATAAAACTTTTAGAAGTCATAGAATTATAGCAGAAGTTTTTTTAGGTAAAAAAGAGTATGGTTGGGAAGTTGACCATAAAAATAAATTAAGAAACGATAATAGAGCTGAAAATTTAAGATGGGTAAATAAATCTGGTAACGCATCAGACAGAATATATTGTAAAATATTTAAACAAGAAATTGAAGAAATTATTGCTCTATACAATGATGGTAAAAATATAGAAGAAATATATTTAAAAATAAATAAAAAAATAAAATAATGGTTCTTTGGCCGAGCGGAGACGAAAGTCGATAGGCACAATTCTGCAAAAATTGCTACTCCTGTTCAAATCAGGAAAGAACCTCAATAAATCAAATGCCTTCGTAGTTCAATGGAGAGAATGCTCGGCTACGGACCTTGAGATGGGGATTCGAATTCCTCCGAGGGCACAATGTTATCAATATGTTTTAAAATGTTTTAAGTAAACATTAAAATTTTAATTATTAACAAATGAAAATTCATTTTAAAAATTGGCGAAGGAGATAAAAAAATACTTTTGAGTAAACCTCTTAAGTGTTTGAATTTATATTGCCAAAATTAAATGAATTACAAACATTATTAATAATTAAAAAAATGAAATACTTAATTGGAATCCAACCTACCGGAAGGCTTCATATCGGAAACTATCTAGGGTGTCTTAAAAAAGGTCTTAAACTTCAAGAAGAAGGCCACGAAGTGATTTTTATGATTGCAAATTATCATTCACTTACCACAGACAATTATTCAGATATTACAGAGAAAGAGTTAAAACGACTTGGATGCAAAATCATAATAAAACAAACTCCGGAATACACGGAATTGTTTTTTAAGTTGTGTTGCAAAATTAATCTTCCAACGCTTTTAAAAATGCCTCAATATAAGGATAAAAAAGATTCTGTCGAATATGATATGGGACTTTTGCTATATCCGGTATTAATGACTGCAGACATAATGATTAATGACCCAGACGCAGTAATAGTCGGCAAAGACCAAATTGTGCATTTAGAATTGTGTAACGACATTTCAAAAAGAATCGGAGGAAAACAATATAAATATGAAATGGGCGATGTAGATAAAGTTATGTCTCTTATAGACCCAACCAAAAAAATGTCTAAATCTCTTGGTGAAAAACATATTCTTTATTTGTTTGACGAAGACTATATGGCTAAACTAAAAAAAGCAAATTCTAATGAAGAAGGATTACAAAACATTCAAATCATAGCTGAAAATTTGGGTTTAGATTATAAAAGTTTTTCTTTGAATATAAAATTAAAAGAAGCTATTGCAGTTAGAATGCAAGAAATGTTTCCATAGTTCAATGGATAGAACGTTCGTTTCCTAAACGAAAAATTCGGGTTCGACTCCCGGTGGAAATACAAAAAGTTAAACCGGCAACTTTGGAACAGTAGATTTAAAATCTTTTTTTCTCATAACTGTTTTTGTTACAAGATTCATATCCGGAGATTTATTATCCCAACTTAAAGCAAAGGGAATGTTTATATTTGTATTAAGGTCTGTCATAACTCTTTCTGAACCAATTGGTAATTTAGAAATTGTTTCACCGTATTTTTCATATTCTTTTTTGAATAAATCTTTAAGCTCTTCCGGAGTAATATCTTTTCCGTTTCTTAAATCATTTACTCTATCCACAAAGTGTTTTGTAAAGGCTACGTCGATTCCGACATCAGAGAATAAAGAATCAGCGAAAGAATCAACAGATTTTAAATCACTGTTGGTTATATATTCTTTAAGAATACTTCTAACTTTTTTTCTTATTTCTTTTTCTATATTCATTATTTAATTATAACATTACCTTCTCCTACTTCTCTAATTACGCCTTTTACTGAAATGTTATCAATAGGCTTCCAATATTTTTCATCTATGTATTTGCTATCAGATGGTTGTATTTGAAAAGCAAGAGTAATATGCGGTATGTCATTTTTTGAATAATATCCTGATGTTCCTAATGCTACAGCAGTTCCTGAAATACCAACAGAATTTATTGTTAACGTAACTTCTTTGTTTAAATCACCTCTTAAATATAAACTTTCTGGAAAACTTCCTAAACTTATTGTCATATGATAATTGTATGGTTTTTTCCAGCCACTACTGTTTGGAATATATTTATCAGCCAATGCTTGTATTTTAGCAATTTCTGATGGGTCTTCTATAATTACTCCAGAATAGATTACAGGTGGTTTTAAACCCTCCATTACTATTTTCCTTATTATCTGTCTAATACTACCCATATTGTATTAAATAGATTTTAAAAGTATGTTTTTAAAGCCTATTTATCTTCAAATGGAAAATATTAGAAAAATCATCAGAAAGCAATTGTTTAAATTGTTAGAAAACTATCCGGCCGGAACTGTTAATGACCCTAACGCACCTTGGAATCAATCAGACTCAAAGCATATAGATGCTATAACGCCTTCTACGGATACATTTGAACCATTGTATTTCAATAATGAGATTACTATATTAAAAGATAAAAAAGATAATTCTAAGTGGTTTTTTTACAATTTTGGAGTTGACAAAAATGATTTCTTTCCTTATTCCGGAGCTGAAGATAAAAGTAAATTCATAGGCAATGATGAAGACGGACAACCAGCTTTTGATGAAGAATACAATTGGGAGCTAAACGGTAAAATTGTTGCTGATTATGTTAACGACAAATTTAATGATTTATCTAAAGGAGAAGGATTAGAAGCATATCAAAATGGTGTAGATTTGATAAAAATCGATGAACCAGTAAAAGCAGAATTAATCCAACAATATAAAGATAATAATTTAAAAACAATTTTATCTTAAACAAGATTGACTTTTACCAATAAAAAGTCTTAATTTGTTGTAATGTCCCTTTTAGATTCAATAAATTCTAATCCAAACTCAGAAACAAGAGAAGTTTTATTTGAAAAAATAAATCAATTTGCTTTTATGAAATATCATAGAAGAAAAATTGTTATAAAATGGAAAAATTCTGGCTTATTAGATGGTCTAGAATTTGGCAATTGTAACCCTAATATGGCTCTATTGCTCGAATCTCAAGCTTCTCAACTTATAAATGAAAATATATTAAATCAACCTCCTGTTTTTATAAGCAGTCGTGGATTTAAAAAAAATATTTGGACAAAAATTAAAGAATTTTTTGTTTCTGTTTGGCATAAATTAATTCACAAAAAAAAAGAATCACTCACTAATTTTGATGTAGTAGCACTACCTTTGGTAAGACGTGTTTTTGTACAAACAACAGCATTAGACCTTGTATCAGTACAGCCACTATCACAACCAACCGGATTGTTATTTTATATGGATGAAGTTGAAAAAGAGAATGTTTATAAATCTAAAGTTATAATTGAAAAACATAAAAATATATGTGTTCGTACTTATCCAGTATATGATAATTGGGAATCAATTTATACAAGATAATGGCAACGAATTTACCTCCATTCTCATTTATGCCAGGATATCATAGATATTTTAGAGAAGATATTTTTGAAAGAATTGTATTGTTTGAAAAATACATAAAAACATCATCTAATACATCATCTAATACATTTACTAGTCCGCGAATATACACAAGAGAATATGATGTTAATATTATGCCATCTTTTGTCGGTGATAATGAATTTATTACTCCAGGAGTTTTTACTATAGAAACAGATTTTTCTTTTGTTCCAGCTCCAACTTTTGGAACAAATCTGTTAGCTATATTATAATAATTTATTATCTTTACTTATGGCCAAGGCTAAAAAAAATAAAGAGTTTGAAAGTTTCAACCTTGATGAAAATGAACAAATTGTTGAAAAACTTTATAGGTTATTTTCTCAAGGATATGAAATTGGAGAAATTGGAGAAACATATATTTCTAGTCACGGTCAAGATACAAGATTTGTTATTATGGAAAAATATCCAAAAAAACGAGAATGTAATGTGTTGAATGTTACATTTCAAATGGTCAAAAATCAACAGTTCCAATTTTGAAGTTTGAGATGTCAGATATAAAATTACCTACAATTAAAACAGAAAACAATAAAGATGTACGGAAACAAATTAGAAGAAGAAAAAGAATTTAATGTACTAAGTCTTTTTGACGGATTAAGTTGTGGGCAAATTGCTCTTAATAAAGCCAATATAAAATACTCCAGTTACTTTGCTTCAGAAATAGAAAAAGATTCTATAAAGGTTACAAATCATAATTATCCAAACACTATACAGGTTGGAGATGTGACAAAATTAAAAAGTGAATATCTTCCAAAAATACATCTTTTAATAGGGGGTAGTCCTTGTCAAAGTTTTTCGCCGGCAATATCTTCTAATACAGGATTTGACGGTAAATCAAAATTATTTTTTGAATTTGTTAGACTTTTAAAAGAATTAAAACCAAAATATTTTCTTCTTGAAAATGTTGAAATGAAAAAAGAGTGGGAAGATGTTATTACTAATCTTATGGGTGTTGAGCCATTAAAAATAAACTCAGAAAGATTTTCCGCACAAAGCAGACCGAGATTGTATTGGACAAACATACCGGTTGATATGAATCTTCCAACAAACAATTTAGTATTAAAAGACATCTTGCAACCTGATGCTGATGAAAAATATTACTACAAACAAACCTATGATTTTCACGGCAATGATAAGGTTGTATGTGCAACATTACATATTAATGGGCACGATATATTAAAACGAGTAAACTCTCCGGACCATAAATGTCAAACACTTACTGCGGTATGTGGTGGAAATCAGCAAAAAAAAGTATTAGTAAATAATAGTGTTAGAAAATTAACACCTCTTGAATATGAGCGTTTACAAACTATTCCAGACAATTACACAAGTATGATTTCGGATGGTGGCCGGTACAAATCTATTGGAAATGGATGGACTGTTGATGTTATCGCTTATATTTTTTCTTTTATAAAAAACGACTAAAAAATGGATAAAAACGAAAAACCAACAATATGCGTGCTCTGCGGTACGCTCTGGGGAGTCAAAAATATATTTACTAATAGGTGTGAAAATGAAGACTGTAATGGGTTTTGTACTTGGGGAAAAGAGCTTATGAAGCCAGAGAGCTTTACTATAGACGAATCCGGCCGATGGATACCAAATCCTCCTCCAAATGAAGAATTTTAAGGAATTTTGTAACAAAAATGACATATTTACGTTAAAAGAATAAAGAGGTTAATTATGAAGTTTGTAAAAATCATAACAAAACACACAAATGCAGAATTAGATAAAATTCTTGCAGAGTTAGACAATTTTTCATTTGAAACTTTACTTCATCTTTATGAATCGTTTCAATATATTGAAATAGAAATGTCTAACGGTCACTCTGTGTTATATGCCGGAATTGAAGAAAAACAAATCGAGAAACTAATGTCTGAATACGTAAAAAACGAAATCGATTTTACATATGAAGATATTACTAAATCTATTTTATACGGAGAATTGCCTCAAATTGAAAAAGAAGAAGATTCAAAAAAATTGCTTACAATAATTAATCAATTTCTTGATGAAAATCTTGATAAAGACACTGTTTTAGAAAAACTGTCGGAAGCCAAATACGATATCAAGCAATTAAGTAAACGAGATTTACAAGTGTTGCAAGAGGTTTAAACAAAAAAGCCCGGTGAAAAAATTCCACCGGGCTTTTTTTATATCTAATTGTTTTATTTATTTCACTATTTGGTCTTCGCCCATCATTGCGCCAGTAGCTGAGTTTGCCCCACCCATTTTGCTTGATAAACGTTCAAACGATTTTGTCTGAGGATTCCACTGAGCGTTTTTACCATTTCCTTGTAGAACAGCCGCTCCACCATTTGCCATCATAAAGTTGATTATAGCAGTTTTAAACGTATTAACGTCAATTCCTAATTGTTGAGCCATTTTAGGAGCATATTTAGCATAGCTTTGAGCAAAAGCTTGTTCAGCTTGTTGCTGATTCCACTTCGTACCCATCATTTGGCCAAATTTGTTGCCAATATTTTTAATTTTATCTCCAAGACCTTCGCTAAGTTCATTAAGCTCTTCTGAATCGTACATTTCGCTTAATTGTTTAGCTATCTCTATTTGTTTATTTTCAAGAGATTGAATTTTTTTAAGTTTCTTTACTTCCTCGTTAATAAGAGTTGAAATTTGACTTTTTGTTATTTTTACAGTTTTGCTCATGGTTGTTTATCTGTTTTTACATAAATACATAAAAAAAAACATAATTAAGTTAATTAATTGGCGCCTTTTCCGGGTTCTTTAGAATATGTTTTTGGTTTTTCAATTTTTGGTTCACCACCATCGGCAGCGCTAGGTTCTGTTTTTTCTTTTTCAGTTTCAGAAAGTTTTTTAAATTCTTCATCTTCACACACTTCTTTTAGTTGATTTAAAATATAATTTCTTTCTTTTTGTAGCTGTAAAACCTTTTTATATTTTATTGCTTCTTCTGAAATCATTTTTTTAAGTTGTTCTGCAGAAATTTTTATTACGTTTTTGCTCATAATTTTTGTGTTAATGTGTATTATATAAATATTAATAAAAATTCTGCTTCTGTTCACAATTTTTATATTTGAAGTTATTTTTACACTTATGTATACATATTTACATTTAATGAGCAATAAAAAAGAAAAATTAATTCGGACAATAATAGTTTCTAACGAAAAAAAAGTAGAAATATTTAGGATACATGTTTTCGAAAATTCTTTGAAATTTGACCCGTATTTTGCGTATGGAATAAGTAAAAATGATTCTGTTTATAATATGGTGTTGAATATTGAAAGGTTGTGGTCAGAAAGAAGAATTGAATTATCAGATGTTTTTAATATGATGGTTAGTATTATAGAAAAACATGAGAATTATCTTAAAAAATTTTACTTTAAACCACAAGAATTAGATTTTTATGGCAGACTCTATTCAGTAAAATCATATTCATCTTATGATGAAAAAGAATATACATACTTTATGTGCCTTAAAAATAAGGATAATCTCAAAAAAATAAGTAGAAAAGAGTTTGAAAAAAATATGAAACATGAAGATATAGCTAAGTGCTATGTTGACAATTACTCTGAAAAAAACGCTACCTTTTTTAGCTATAGAACATCTGGATTAAGAGATACCGGTAGAAATTGCTATTTAATGCTTGTTGGAGAAGACCTAAAAGTAGGATTTGTAGAAAACTAATATTCTTCTTATATTTGTGGGTGAAACGTTAATCACCAAAATGAGGCCATTTAAACTAATACCATCAATTTCATTTTCTGAAAAGGATTTTACAGCTACAATTTCAAAAGAAAAGTGGGAAGAAATCAAAGAAAGTGTTTATCAAAACAATTCCGGACAGTGTTATGGATGTGGATATTGTCCAGTCGATAAAAAGATGTTACAAATACATCTACATTGGTGGGACGAAAAAAACTATGATTCTGCAGAATTTATGCTTTTATGTGAAGCTTGTCATGCTATAAAACACATTGATGTTACAATAGCAAATGGATGGGCAGTTTTGGTAAATTCAGTATATACCCAAGAAGAAATAATAAGAAGAAATCGTAGCTCCGGAGCTATTAGAAAAGACATTGATGAACACAAAATAGTTTTATTAAAAAAGACCCTTAAAGAATACTATGGAGAAATAGAATTAAGCGAACTTCATAGAAACGAAAAAACCAAAATACTTTTTGGAAACAAGTTCG